AAATTCATCAGTAATACCACCTAAAACATTCTCTTGAAAGTTTTGGGTTAATGGCCTGATCGCCGCTGCTTGCGCTTGCTGTAAATAAGGATTTTGACCGGGTTTTAATCGTGACTCTAACGCGCCGGTTGTCGATTGAATAAGGTTCTGTAAAGCAGGGCTTCGTGCATAATCAACCGTACCGGCTCGGCCTTCTTGAGTTAAAGCAGACTCCGTGGGTTGAGAGGCTAATAAATCTGCACCACCTTTATATAGGTCTTCAAGGTAACCGATTTGCGGACTCCATACTGTGGATGCGTCGGTAGGGTCTGTACTTGATTTTGCCATCTCTAAATTTCTCTATGTAAAGTGGTGTAGGCATGATCGAAGCCGTATTTTTTCAGCTTCTTTTCCCATCCCTTACGCCCATTAAGCGATATTCTTACACAGCCTTGATCTTTAGCGATTGGCACAATTTGATTATACCACTCATCTAGCCATGTATTCGAATTTTTGCCGCCACATGTCACGATATTACAAACGCGACCATTATCTGTGTTGATAAACTCACAAACTATTGACGCTAATATCACGACATTTTCACAAGCCAATAACAACAAAGACCGATTATTTACTAAACGATCTTTTATAGTTTCAAGTGACACCTCGCCTTTTGAATGAGCTAGGGCTGCTGAAATATGATCTTTGACGCGAGGCCAAATCGTCTCAATCTGCTTTGATTCAATAGCTACAATTTCACTCATTAATCACCTTTTCCTGACATTCAGGAATATGCCTGTATTGAATATCACAGCCAATCGCAACACCTGCAATAAATACAACTATTAATAAACCGGTCATCTATAAAAATCAGGTGATTTATTAGGCGTTCCATTTCTGTCTCTCTGGTAATGCATATCAATCTGAAACACAAAAGCGTCAGCAGTAAACGTATCATTAGCGTGAGCTGCATCACGAAACACCCTGACATTAATAATTGTGTCAGGCTCTATATCCGTTCCATCAATGGCCGATAATTCGGCAACTTCGGCAACATTGTGCATATATTGTGTGCCATCCGATGATTGCTCAACATAAACCGTTGTGCTGGCCGGAAAAGCCTCTTGTGTATGACCTTTCGCTATCTGATATTCAAAACCCCATCGCACCGCGCCTGTATTTGTGGACGTACCCGGTGACCAATGAACATGAGGAAATATTGACGAGCCGCGCTTATAGTCGTGTAATATATGAAAAGTTACCCATGCCTCATTCATTGTTGTTGGTGAGAACGCATAACCATAAATACTATCCCTAAAAACAGACCATGAAGGCTGCGATGCACCTGTGACCTTTGCGGCATTCATTGGAGCAATTAGATCATCCCAGAAAACAGCAGCATAATCAGAGAGAACAGCCGCTAATTTATTTAGCTCTGTATTTAAGTATTGAGCTAATACCGATGATTCATTGATTGGGTTAGGTTGATAAGCCATTAAAAACGACCTCTCTGCGTATATTCAAAATCAATATCTTTAATCGTCCAACTTATATTAGTGGATGATTCAATACGCCACGATATATAGCGTCCTGTTACGTCGCAATCGATCTTATCGTCTCCTGATGAGTACGTGTAAGACTTCCAGCTTACCGCGTCCGTTGGCACGGCCTGAGAGCCTACCATCACGGTTATATCGCCTGAACACTCAATACGAGGCCAAACCCTTGTTACTCGCTTATAAACGTCAGGTACGCCAAAATCTAGCGCCTCACGTTCAACCCACGCCGTTATATTAGAGCCATTGGATTGTTCGGTATCATCGCCCAAATAAAACAGTGTCGAGCCTGCCATTAGGTTTTTGATAATCGTCGGGCTATAAGACAATTCACCCCATGAGCCTTCGACTAAATCCCATGTATCTGTGGTTGAAGCCCAAGTATCGGCCTCATTTGGATCAACCAGCCCATAACCAATATGCTTAACGGTCGGTAATTCTCGTGTCGTCCACGTATCATCCTTAAAATTCCAGATAAACGCGGTATCAGCAAAGCTTGACCCCGTTTTAGGGAAACATATCCACATTTCATTTTTTTGGTAGTTAGGACTAACAAATGTCCGTTGGTAATTGGTCGCATCAATCAAGGCGAATAATTCACGCTTTTTCTTGTGATTAATGACCGAATCAAAGGTATTGCCATCATGAACAATGACATCGCCATTCGTGACACAAAAATGTTTTCCAAAAAACGGCTTGGCACATCGGCGGGTTAAAAGGCCGGTTTCTTCAAAAATGTCATAGAAACGGTAAACCGCTGCACCACCGATTCGCTGCATACCAATGGTCTTATTGTCTTTGTAAATAATGAACGTGTCACGAAGTGGCAACCCATCAACAACCGAACCACCGCCAGCTTCAAGGTCATAATAACCCGCGTCTTTGGTTGTGTCGGTTTCATCCCATGTTGATGGTACAGCGCCGCTATCGGCAGGGTGTGACCATCTAATACGCTGGCGATAACGTGTTCCAGATTCTGTGCAGTCCATAGCAATAAGGGCTTGCTGAAAGGGCCGGATAACACGCGCTAGTTTGCTTTCACTTGACCATGTTGTACCGCTTGACCAAGTTAAAGAAGCCAATTTAGTACCAGTGCCAACAGGATTCCACATTTGCGGATCATCAACACCATTATTAATAACAGGAACATTACCAATAATGCCGCCGTTCCATCCTATATCGGCATCGGCTGAGTAATCAACATCAACAGAAGCGGTTTGTCGGGTTATATTCGTATTTGTTGTTCCATCGGTTACATAGCATTTAGTCAGCGACGGATAAACCCAATAATAGGTAGATTCGGTTTGAACAGGCAACAGCCAATAAGGGTCAATCGCGGGTGTTGTGAATACGGCTGATTCACCCTTGCTCTTTTGTACGTCATTATCAATAAAGCGTACGTTTTGAACAGAGCTAAAGGCGTTTTCAGGCAATGAGCGCGGGTCAGTGTCGGCTATGTGCCCAATCTGACCGAGATTTTTAATACTTTTAAGCATTAGAATTGTTTAAATACAATAACGCGATAAGTAGCACTGGCAAGGTTCACACCGGTTGACGTACTGGTATTGTGAACTCTAAGAGTTACTGTATCCGCAGCAGTCACAATCGCGCTGAGAATAACGTTGGTTATTGGTATGGACGCCTCTGTTGAGACAATAACCAAATCACCAACCGCCGCGCCTGTGACCGTCATAGTAGTCGCTACTGTTGCGGTTGCTGCCGCGTTAGGCGCGTCCCATGTAGTAGACCCGGTCAATATTCCGCTTATTACATTTAAGTCGCCAGCATCGCCGGTAAAGCCGTCGAGCTTGTTTAGCTCTGCTACCGTTGAGGTTAAAGCTGTACCACCAAATTCAAGCCCTGCGCCATCATCAACAATATTCAACGTCTTGCCGGTCGCTATCGATACCTCTGAAGTTGTAGCGCTGATTGTTTCTTGAAAATTCTCGCAAGCTGACAAGTCCTCATCAGAAGCACTGACCACGCCATTAATATTTGGTAAATCAGTTTTTAACGCGGTCTTAATGTTTCTAATATGATCATCACCTTCGGTTAATCCGTCGCCTGTTGTTGGATTAGAAGCATTAAGGTCTGATATATGGGTTACTGATTCTAAAGCCATGTTACACCTATGGAGTTGCTGTATGAGGTCTAGCAGCCAGAGTGCCGCCGTAATTGCCCGATTTTTCAGTGTTGTTAATACCCGCCGCCATCGATTTATAAAGCATAGCCCACTTAGTCGGGTCTTCATCAATGTGACTCGCTCCGGCTATCATTGCCGCGTATAAATAAATAAACGGGTGATTGGTCATTAGCCAGTTCGTGTCTGCATCATCACTAAATGCTGTATAGCGTGATGTGTAGCTAATCTCTAATTCTAAGCTGGTATCTGGTACATGTGAGAACTGAAACTCATCACCATGAATCGTATAAGCTTCAGGTGTTCCCGCCGGGGTGCTTGGGTATTTCTCTGTCATCTGTTTATTCGATAAAAACAATAAACTACGCACCGGGCTGACATTAATCTGCATGTCTTTAATAGATAACATATCAGTGGGCGTATCAAGATACTGAGAGCTGACTGTAGTGGTGACACGCTTTTGTTGATCTCTCACACGAATACCGGGTAGGACGTCCATGTCAATAGGCTCCGGATCACCCCCTATTACCGTTTCGGCATATTGGATAAAGTATGGGATATAAGTCGTCAAATTAGTGCGATGCAATAAATTAGCAAGCTCTGTTTTCAGTTCACCATAATTAGTTAAAGACATTTATAATTTACCCGGTCTGCATAAACAAAATTTATTATCAGGATCATTAACAAAGCGTTTAACTACCTTAGGATTTGCCATGAACTCGCGGTAAGTAATGCCTTGCTCTTGTAGCCACTTCTCTAAAACCACCATAGGAATAGACGCCTTTTTATTAAATATCTCTGACTTGAACTCACGCGCATCATTAAATGCCCGTTTATTCGCCTCAAGGATAGGCTCTACATCTTGAATGGTCTCAACATGCACATCGCCTGTGACGTTATCGTAATGATATTTCTTAGATAGCGACACGAACAGCACCCGCTGTCTGTAATTTCTTAGCCACTGATCTTTCCAGCTCTACAAATACCGGCTCGGCTTCAATCAATGTCTTTCTGTTATCTGTGTATTCGTCTTTGTTTGGATAGACCATTGTTGTTAATCCGGCTGGATCGAACTTAATATTTTTACGTCTGGCGCGTTCTTTCGCCTCTTTCAAAGTCTTTTCATCAGGCGGCATTCCTATACCGCGTAAGACTTCACACTTAATCATTTCAATACCTGTTGAGGTATTTTTTTCTTTGTTGTTTTGTGCCATTTT